ACGAGTGCAAATATGGATATATACGACAGAACAGGAGATGCTCCTGACTCAAGTAACAATGCTCTTTCATATAATATGGACGCAGCAGATATAGATCCCGATACACCTTGAAAATAAAAATAATGAGAACATACGCAATAATTAACTTAACAGACATAGACAAAATAGATTTTGCACAAATAGGAGAAACAAGTGTTTTCACTATAAGAAAATCTTTAGATGATACGCAATTTGTAATTAAATGGAAAGATGGATATACTCCGACATTTATAACAGATGGTTCAGTAGTTCCTGTAGGAACTTATACACATACAGAGATATTAGAAATAATGCAAACTCCAGAATGGAGTGAACCAATACCAGTAGAATAATGTTAGATACTATTATTAAAGAAAATCTCGAAGAAGTAGACACTACTACTTTAGAATCATTAACAATGATAATAAGTAAATTATCTATAATAAATGATAATATTATTAAATTACGTAGTGAATTAAAAGAAAAACCTATTAGTGGTTTTGATAAAGAATTAATAAAAAGATTAAAAAAATAAAATGATTGATTTAATTTTAGAATTTCAGATTATACTAATTACAATAGTAATGTGGAGATTATGGGAAAATAAAATGAATTCAAATTAATAATAAAAACAAAAATAAAAACAAAAAAAGATGAAAAATTTTATAAATGATTTATTTAGAGAAAGAAAAGGTGGTAAGATTTCAAGTAAAAAGTTTTGGGGAAATATTTTCCTAATTCTTTGTGGTGTAACCTTCGTTATAGATGGGTTTAACTTTTATAATGTATCCAAAGATTTATTTAATCCAACTTTAGTAGCTGGGTGCACATTGATAGGATTGAGGACAATCGGAGGAATGTTTAAATAATGAGTAAGTATTTATGGCTATTAGATCCTGGACATGGTGGTATATTAGAGGGTAAATACCAAACATCAGGTAAACGTAGTCCCATTTGGAAAGACGGTTCTCAATACTTTGAAGGTGACGGTAATCGAGATATAGTAGATAGAATACTTAAGATGTGTAAAGATGCGGGAATTGATGCTATGGATATAGTATCTAGTAATAAAGACATATCTTTAAGTGAAAGGGTTGCTCGGGCTAATGCTTTAAATTCTATACAAAAATGTATATATGTATCTATACATTCTGATGGTTTTACTAAAGAATCAGCAAATGGATATTCTGTTTACACTTCTAAAGGACAAACTCAAAGCGATAAAGTAGCTAGTATTTTTATAGATAATATGCAAAGAACATTTCCAGATCATAAACTTAGAAAAGATACAAGAGATGGAGATAAAGATAAAGAGGCAAATTTTTATGTATTAAAATATACAAAATGTCCAGCTATATTAATAGAAAATTTTTTTATGACTAATAGAGAAGAGTGTAGATTATTAATGTCTCAAGCAGGTAAACACAAAATAGCATTAAGCCATTTTAAAAGCATTTTAAATATTGAAAAAAGTAGTTAATTATATTAATATTTTTATTATCTTTGCAACCATTTTTACGAGTTGTTCTCCACAAAGACGTCTGAACTTTTTAATAAAGAAGCATCCAGAGTTATTGAAGCAAGATACATTAATTGTTAGGGATACTGTGATAATTGAAAGTTATAGCCATGATACTATAACTAATATTCAATTACACGATAGTACAACAGTAATTAATAATGAGAAAGTAATATTAAAATATTTTTATGATACGCTTACAAAAGAAATCCACCATCACGTCACTTGCATTGGGGATACGATTACTAAAGAGATCCATATTCCGTATGAGGTTGTCGTGGTCGAAGAACTTACATTTTGGCAAAAATATGGGTCAATTATAATAATTTCATTATTTATAATATTAAGTTTACTATTTTTTAAGAAAATAACTAAAATATTATTATAATGGGAAGGAAAAAGGGTGTTAGACAAAAAAATAGTATATACTTTATTCTAGAAAGTTTAATTTCTAGAATAGAACAAATAATACTTGAAGGCCACCATACTTCAACAACAATATTTAGACAATTACATTTAGGAGGACATTTAAACCCAATATATAGCCAAGGTTTTAAAAGTGATTCTATAAGAAGAGCAATTAATACTTTTATTATTGATAAAGATTTAATTGTAAAACATACTCCAAGTTATGCAGTTAAAACGTCAAAAGAGAATACAAAATGGGAAGAAGATTACGAAAATGGAACAGCTTCTTTTGATTACTCAGGATTAAAGAAAATACAAACAGAAGAAGATTTAATAAAGTTTGCTAAAATAGACACTACAAAATGGAAAGCAGTAAAACAAACTGCTAATAAATGGGGAGAAAATTACCAAATAAAAGTAATATTTGAAAGTGTAGAAAAAGGAGCAAAAGAAGAAGAAGCATACGAACAAGCAAAAGAGATATTAAAGAAACATCTTAAAGGAAGAAAAAAAATATCTAATAAGAAAAAAGTAAGTACAAAAATAGGGGTTATACCATTAGCAGATTTTCACATAGGAGCATACATAAGGGGCTTAATTAAAACACCAGATTTTGACATAGATAGAATATCTGATATGTTAGATGAAATTGCAGAAATTGTAAACTCTTTGGAGTATTCAGAAGTTCATATAGTAATACTTGGTGATGTTATAGAGAGTTTTACAGGCACTAACCACCCCTCAACGTGGAAGGAATTAATGTATAAAGGACATGGTTCTAATATTATAATAATGGCTTATGAATTATTACTTTCATTTTTTAAGAGAATAACTAATTTACATTCTATTTATTTAGTTTCAGGAAACCATGATAGAATCACCTCAAGTAAAAGAGAAGATACAAAAGGCGAAGTAATAGAATTAATTGCTTACTTTTTGAATAAAGAATTAGAAACTATTATTAAGTATAATTCTTTACTATTAACTGAGGTAATAGACAACATTTGTTATATCTTCACACATGGTCATCATAACTTCACTAAAAAATCATTAGAACATATTATTTGGAAATATGGGAAACAAGGACACTTTAATCTCGTATTACAAGGACACTGGCATACACGTAAAAGTAAAGTGCCTGTTATAAACACAGAAACTATTTATTCAGACAGTGGGGATTATAGAGGAATTACTTGTCCTAGTATTTTTACGGGCAATTATTATTCAGAAACTGCAGGATTTACGTCTTCAGCAGGGTTTTTGATAGTACAAAACCAACATAATAAGCCTGCAGTGTTTGATATACCGTTAAATTGATTATATTTGTAAGATGTTACCACTCATAGACCTCCATAGCCAACTAGATGAAGCTTTAAATATTAATTCTTCAGATTCAGTATTTGATGATTTATATTATACAGATCTCATAAATGAACAGAGAGCATTACTGCTTCGTAATGAGTATAATAAGTTAAGAACTATAGATCCTAATATTCAACAAGAAATAGGATGTTTAGAATTAGAACTTGTAGATGCTCATACATGTTGTAATTTAGAAATACCCCTTAAATGTAAAGTACTTCGTAGTAAAAAACAAATCCCTAATACTATAGAACTTTATTACAGAAAAGGAATTACTTCTGTAGGACCTGTAGACATCACTAAAAAAAGATTTACTGTTATAGATTATAACAGAGTACCATATGCAGGAAACGGCAGAACTACTCAAAAATCAATATATACATTTCTTTATGATAATTATATATATATTATTAGTAAAGACCTCAGTGCAAAATTTATTAAATATATTAATGTAAGAGGAATATTTGAAGACCCTACTGCTTTAGGAGAATTTACAGATTGTTCAGGAGCAGCATGTTGGAGTCCTTCAGATACTTATCCTCTTAATCAATGGATGTGGGTATATATGAAACCACAAATAATACAACAACTTCTTCAGAAACAACAAATTCCTCAAGATGCTGAAAATGATTCTAAAGATAATAAAACAGATTTAAGAACTCAAAGTGCAAAAAAGTAATACATATTTAAAAAGAGGAAAAGGCAAACATATTGCAAATATTGCTAAACGCCATTTCTATCCTTACTATAAAGCTAATACTCAGCATTCTCTTATAGAAAAATCTTTATATGATAAATTCTTAGGAGAACTTTTAAATACTTTTGCTACTAGTATAGTAGAAGACAATCTTCCTATTAAATTAGGTTATCTTGGAGAAGTGCGCATTCGTACTAGAAAACTTAACTTTTTTAATAAAGAAGGTAAAAAAAATAAAAGTTTACGAGTAGATTGGCCCGCTACTTGGAAATATTGGGAGAAACAATATGAAGGACTTACCAGAGATGAGATAGTTGGCCTTAAAGGAAAAAAAGTTATATATTTTATAAATGAACATAGTAATCAAGAATTCTATTCTCATTTATGGGATAATTATACTGCTCCTTTACGATATAAAAGATTTTATAAATTCGTACCTTTACGAAAATATTCACGTTTATTAGCAAAAGTTGTTAAAGACCCTAACAGAAAAACATATTATTATGAGTGATTATACAGAAAGTACTACTAAAGATGGTGCTAAAACATGGACAAAAGAAGTAGATTATGAAGATGGTAGTTCTATAAGTACTGTTGTTGAAAAAGTATCTAACGGTTTCGTAAAAAGTGTTACAACCCGTAAAAAAAATGAAGATTCTTGGAAATTTGATACTATAAAATCTATTCATAATGATAACCCTTTAGAAGAAAAATCGTTAATAGATAAATTAGCATCAATTTTAAATATATAAAAAATGTACTCAGGAAATACAGTATCATACAAAACAATCGTAGATAAAGTATTTAGAGACTTCGGTTTTAAATACGATATTAATGATGAAGAAGCTCTCGAATGGCTTGCTGAATTTATGGCTCACACTAATTCAGGAGTAGTTATGGAAGATAAAGTTTGTTATCTTGAAGTAGAAGACGGTCGTTCAGATCTTCCTCTTGATCTTTATAAAATTAAACAAACAGCTCAAATAGAAGGAGCAGAAACTATTGAAGATGCTGAATGTGGTGAAGGAACCTTACTTCCTATGAGATGGTCTACTGATAATTTTCATACAAGATATCATAAAGATAGTAGAGATTATACTACACAATCTCGTAATACTTATACAGTTGGACAAGGTTATATCTTTCCATCTTTTGATTGTGGTATGGTAGCAATATCTTACGAAGCTATTCCTACTGATGAATGTGGTTATCCTACTATTCCTGCAGAACAACAGTGGTTAGAAGCAGCTGCTTGGTATGTAGCTCATAAAATAGCTCGTAAACTTTGGATACGTAATGAAATTGCAGGTGATAAATTTCAACTTATAGAACGAGATAGAGATTGGTATTTTGCTCAAGCTGTGAATTTCAGTCGTCAACCTAATGGTGTAGATGAGGCAGAAGTATATAAAAATATGTTAGTACAAACTATTCCTAATATACAAGATCATAGTTCTTTCTTTGCAAATTTACAAATACCAGAACAACGTAACTTCCGTCCTAAATTAGGAGGAGCAGTTGTTAATAGGGCTGAAGCAAAATCTACAGTACAAAGTTCTAATAATTTACTTAGTAATAATCCTAATACTTTACCTGTTCTTGTAACAGGAGCTGCAACAGCTATAACTGCTACTACAGCAACTGTCACTAGTCAATTAACTTCTTATGGTTCTACTACTATTACAAATCATGGAAATTGTTGGTCTACTAGTACTAATCCTACAATTTCTGATTCAGTGGATGCTCTCGGTGGTATAGGAAGTCCTTCTAGTTTTGTAAGTAATTTAGCAGGTTTGACTACCCTTACTACTTACTATGTTAGATCTTTTGCCACTACTTCAATCGGTACTAGTTATGGAAATCAAACAAGCTTTACTACTCTTTAATGAAACAACATTTAAACACATACGGAGGATTAAATAAAGACGCTGCTTACGACAGTATTAAAAATACTCAATATATTAATGCTGTAGATGTTCGTATTACAACTTCTGATGGGGAATCTCAAGGAGCTATTACTAATATTCAAGGAAATGAATTAGCTTTTAGTATTGATCAAACAGGTGCCGTAGGAGTTAAAGAAATAATAGGAGTAACTACTATTCGTAATAAAATTATTCTTTTTTGCGCAGATGACAGTGCTGTTAACAATGGTTGGATATACTATGTTGAATATGATGAGACTACTCGAAATATAACAACTGGTCCTACACCACCTCTTATTTACAGTGGTGGTGGTGGAGATTTAAATTTCAGTAAATCTTTTCCTATAGAAGGACAAGGACGTTATGAATCTGATTGTAAACAAAGAATATATTGGACAGATTATAATAATAATATCCGTAGTTTACTTATAGAAGATTTTACTGCTTTACCATTAACCACTAGTATATCTGTTGTTGATATATTTCCTCAAGTTCAATATACTGAACCTTTACTTACAGATACTTCTTCAGGAGGAACATTACTTACAGGAGAATATCAATTTGCATATAGACTTACAACATCAGACGGTAAACAAACTTTAATATCTCCTCCTGGAAATCTTATTCATGCAGTAAGTGAAAATGAAAATAATGCATATACAGTTGACTATTATGGGGATCCTAAAAATACTAATACTAGTAAATCTTTAGAAATAACTATAGATACTACTAATTATTTTAATACTTATGATAAGATAGAATTAATTTGTCTTTTTTATAATTCTTTAACAGGTGTTCCTGATATTACTTCTGTTGAATCACAAACTATTCAAGGAAATTCTACAAAATTTCGTTACACAGGTAGTGAAAATACTATTACTACTATTACTATTGAAGATTTTGGACTTATTTTATATCCTTTTGTTAAAGCAAAAACTCTTGTTCCTAAAGATAATTCTTTAGTAGTAGCTAATGTTTCACAAAATACTTTTAGAATTGGTGATCTATTATCTGGAGGAGAGACTTTTGATGCTAGTACTTTACGATATGATGCTGGCGGTGCTGTTGCTACAGGAACTGCCCAAGAAGTTAAATTTAACCTTAAATATAATCTTGATAAACATTGGATAGGAGATTGGCATGAGAATAGGCAATATAAATATCAAAGTAATGGAACAACTATTGGAGGCTCAGGTGTTAATGTATCTTATAAAATTATACTTGAAGATAGAAAGATAGATTCGGAGTATACTGCAAATATGGCAAGATTATGGCAACCTCCTACAGAAACAATAAGTCTTAATGATGGATATTCTTATACTAATAAAAGTTTTAATTCCCCTGCATCTCCTTATGTTTCAGGACTAATTAGAGGATATAAACGAGGAGAAGTTTATCGTTTTGGTATTATATTTTATAATGCTACTGGAGAAGCTTCTTTTGTAGAGTATATAGGAGACATTAAAATGCCTGATATATCTGATACTACTGATTTTACTACTACACAAAATGATAAAGATGCTATTCCTATTGATTTAACACATTTTCCTGTATCTGTAGATGGTTATACAGGATCACCAGTAGGACCAAGCCAATCAACTTATGGTTGTAATTTAGGTATAGAATTTACTCTTAATTTTGCAAGTTGCCCTTCTTTACCTTCTATTGCCACTTCTTACCAAATAGTTAGAGTAAAGAGAACATCAGCAGACAAAAGAAGACTTAGTTCAGGAGTTATAAAAGCTTTTAGTCTAATAAGTATAGGAACAGATGATGGAGGAGATGAATATGATTTTCAAGTAAGTCTAGATAATAATGTATTACACATGAATCCTGCCCAAAGTCATGGAGATGCTGGATTTTGGTCAATGTTAAATAATGATTTTCATGTTTCACGTGTTGCTGATGGATTCGCTGAAACTTGGCCAGTATGGGGAGGTCACATTGCTTTTTGTTCTCCTAAAATATCTTATAATTTTAACATGTCAGAGATTGATGCAGGCGGTGAAATGGGAGTATTAGTAACAGGTTGTTATGACAATTATGGTCCATATCATACTACTATTGCTTCTAATTCTAATTATTCTTATGATAATGATATAAGTCCAATTTATGGTAATGAAATAGGTTATAATTTAAATGAACAATTAAGAAAAGTAAGATATACTTCCCCTGTAAATAGATATGGTATATTAGGACAGTACGATAATACACCTATACCACAAGAATATAGAGGAGTAGAGTATTTTAAAAAAATATATGGAGATCTTGTAAGATCAACTTGTGAACAAGCTAATGAAGATATACCTCAAGCTGATAGAGAAGCAATTATAATGAAAAGCTATGGTCCTTTTCCTAATGCTGCAGGATCACCACCAGCAGGAAACTATATGAGGCCTGTATATGCGTATTGTGGTTTCAATAAACGATTAAATAGAGCGGATCGAACTGGTTGGTTAGGAAGAGG